TCGCCATACGGCTACCAGCCTATGCAGACGTCCTACGGATACCAGCAGCCTATGCAGTCGCCATACGGCTATCAGCCTATGCAGTCGCCATACGGCCAACAGCAACCTATGCAGTCGCCATACGGCCAACAGCAACCTATGCAGTCGCCATACGGCTATCAGCCTATGCAGTATATGCAGCAGCCGGCGCAGCAGGCACCGCAGCAGTCGCCATACGGCTATCAATCCGGTATGGGTGGTAAAGGCGGTAAAGGTGGACAACCTGCGTCTCGTGGCGGTAAAGGTGGAGGCTACCAGCAGCAACAGTCGCCTTACGCAGGTGGACAGTCGGCGATGTCCGGCGGACTCGCCTCTATGCTTGGAATGTTTTCTCGATAAGGAGCCATCATGGCCGTAGATAAGTCACAGCAACCGTTTATCATCCCGCAGGACGAGATTGAGAACGACGGGATGGAAATCGAGCCCGAGGACATTGAGCTTGAGATTGAGGGTGCCGAGGCCGTCTCTATCGAGACCGACGACGGCGGTATGATCATTGATTTCACTGGAGAAATTCCCGGTGAGGAGATGCTCGAGGAGCATAGCGAGAACCTAGCCGAGCTTATCGACGATGCTGATCTGGCTTCTATGGCCAGTGAGTTGGTATCTGACTTCGAGTCTGACCGCCGGTCCCGCAAAGACTGGGCCACCTCATACATGAAGGGCCTCGACCTGCTTGGTTTCAAGGTAGAAGAGCGTAGCCAGCCGTGGCAGGGCGCCTCTGGGGTTTTCCACCCGCTCCTGACCGAGGCTGTTGTACGGTTCCAAGCACAGGCTATGGGGGAGATTTTCCCTGCATCTGGACCTGTAAAAACCAAGATTCTTGGCAAACTGACACCAGAAAAGACTAAACAAGCCGAACGCGTGCAAAACGAGCTGAATTACCAGCTCACAGAAGAGATGACCGAGTACCGCGACGAGCTGGAGCAGATGCTGTTCCGCCTGCCGCTGGCCGGCTCCGCGTTCAAGAAGGTTTACTACGATCCGATCCGTGAACGTCCTGTTGCTATGTTCGTGCCAGTTGAAGACTTCGTGGCTTCATACGGCGCCTCAGACCTACAGACATGCCCACGATACACGCATGTGATGAAGACGGACGCCAACGAAATCCTCAAGTTGCAGCTTAACGGGTTCTACCGTGACGTAGACCTGCCAGCACCGGCCGCAGATATATCGGATATCCAAGAGAAGTATAACGGCATCGACGGCGAAGAGGCGGTCCTTGATGACGACGATCGCCACACGCTGCTTGAAATGCATGTAGACATGAACATGCCGGAGGGGTTCGATGACGACGATGCTATCGCGCGCCCATACATTATTACTATCGACAAGTCGTCCCGCACGGTCTTGTCTATTCGTCGCAACTGGGACGAGGCAGACGCCAAGAAGAAGAAACTGATGCACTTCGTGCATTATCGCTATCTTCCGGGTCTTGGGTTCTACGGCACAGGCCTGATCCACCTTATTGGCGGTTTGGCGAAGTCCGCGACGTCTATTATGCGTCAGCTCATCGACGCCGGCACTCTATCTAACCTGCCGGGCGGTCTCAAAGCCCGCGGGATGCGTATCCGCGGCGACGACACACCGATCATGCCGGGTGAGTTCCGCGACGTGGACATTCCGGGTGGAGCCATCCGTGACTCGATTACGTTCTTGCCGTACAAAGAGCCGTCAGGTGTATTGTACCAGCTGCTCGGAAACGTCGTTGAAGAGGGCCGTCGCATCGGGTCTGTTGCTGACGTCCAAGTAGGCAATATGAACCCAGACGCGCCTGTAGGCACCACGCTGGCCCTCATGGAGCGGTCACTGAAGGTAATGTCGGGTGTTCAGGCGCGCTTGCACGCCTCGATGAAACGTGAGCTTCGCCTCATCGCGCGGGTTATCTACGAGTATATGCCCGCTGAATATGCGTATATGGAAGATGAAGAAGGGGAGGCGTTTAGCCGTATCTCGGACTTTGATGGCCGTATTGACGTTATTCCTGTCTCTGATCCTAACGCCGCTACAATGGCACAGCGTGTGGTCCAGTATCAGTCGGCGCTCCAGCTGGCACAGCAGGCTCCACAGCTCTACGACATGGGTAAGCTGCACCGCCAGATGCTTGAGGTTCTTGGTATTCAAGACGCCGACGACATTATCAAGCTACCAGACGATATTAAACCGGCTGATCCAGTCACCGAGAACATGGCGATGCTCAAGCAGGAACCTGTGAAAGCGTTCGCGTATCAGGACCACGATGCCCATATTCAGGTACACATGGCTATGTCCCAAGACCCGAAAATCCAACAGATGGTCGGACAGTCCCCGTTTGCAAGCGCTATCCAGAGCAGTATGGCCTCACACCTTACCGAGCACATCGCTATGCAGTACCGTGTCGAGATTCAGAAACGTCTTGGCGTAGAGCTTCCTGACCCAGAGGCTCCGTTGCCCGAGGATATGGAGCGTGAGGTGTCTCGCATGACCGCGCTTGCTGCAGAAAAGCTGCTCAAGGGTAACCAAGCTGAGGCTGCCCAGCTGCAGGCGCAGCAGCAGGCTCAAGACCCGCTCACACAAATCCAGAAGGCAGAGCTCGAGCTTAAAGCTCGTGAAGTTAAGCTGAAGGAAGATCAGGCGAAGCACCGTGCCTTGATCGAAGTAGAAGAACTCAAAATCCGCGCGGTCACGACTGCGGGCGATCTCGAGCTCAAGAAGGAACGCCTCGATGCAGAAATGCAGCGAGATGCAGCAAACGTCAGCGCACGTCTGGCCGCTCAACTTGACACCAACTCTCGGAAAGAGAAGACAGAAGGTGCCAAACTGGGCGTGAAGATAGCCACTGATTTAGCTAAGGGAGTAGGCAATGGACGAACTACAAGTTCTAAAGATTAAAATTCGTGAGTATCGAGAGCAACTTAAAGACTACCTCGCTGCAGGGTCCGTAACCGATTACGCCGGATACCAGCGAATCGTTGGGCGCTTAGACGCGTTTAACGCAGTTGAAGAAGACCTCGATGAGATGACGGAACGGAATATGGAGCTGTAATGGCTCCATTAACCTCGGGTGATCCGAGGCAGGCCACGGCGGGCCGCAACCGCTGCATGACAAGGGAAGCATATGTATAAAACGACTCCTATGGATGAGAACCTCATCCACAAACTACCCGAACCAAAAGGCTACCGGGTACTTATCGCCATCGCAGAGGTCGAAGATAAGACCGAGGGCGGCGTGTATATGCCTGATAGTTTGAAATCCGCGGAATCTACAGCGTCAATCATCGGCTTTGTGCTGAAAGTTGGAGCTGAAGCATACGCGGACGCAACGCGGTTTCCTACGGGACCGTGGTGTAAAGAAGGTGATTTTGTAATCTTCCGCTCGTACTCTGGAACTCGCTTTAAGATTGGCGGGAAAGAGTTTCGCATTATCAATGACGACACCGTGGAAGCCGTCGTAGACGATCCACGCGGCTATACAAGGGCTTAAGCTATGAACACTATCGCACGCGCAGAAGACCAAACAGACGGCCTGACGGTTGATCTGGATGACGATGACGGATTTGAAGTTGAAATTATCGACGACGTCCCCGAGGCGCAGAAGCCTCGCCTCCCTGAGGATCACAAGGCAGACCTGCCTGACGATGACGAAGTCGAGAAATACAGCGAGTCGGTACAAAAGCGCATCAAGCAGCTGAAATTTGAGTACCACGAAGCTGAGCGGGCTAAGCAAGAAGCCATTCGCATGCGCGAAGAGGCTATTAACTACGCCCAGAAAGCCGCTGAAGAGAACAAAAGTCTAAGTGACCGGCTGTCAAAAGGCCAGACAAGTGTCGTGGAGAGCGCCAAGGCTCGCTACTCGTCTGAACTGGAACAGGCTAAGCGGGACTATAAGACGGCCTATGAGGCCGGAGATTCCGACGCGTTGCTTGAGGCGCAGCAGAAACTCACTCGCGCTCAGCACGGCTTGCAGCAAGTCCAGAACTACCGCCCGCAGCCAATTCAGCCCCAGTACGGACCGGATCAGCTGCAGAAAGCGGCTCAACAGTACGCAAAAAATCCCGCTCTTGACCAGCAGCAGCGGGCTTGGCTCTCTGACAATGATTGGTTTGGTAAGGATGAGGAGATGACCGGGGCGGCTTACGGTCTTCACGAGAGATTGGTACGGAGTGGTATTGATCCAAA